CGTCGCTCGAGCGGAGCGCGCGATCGCCCAGCTCAGCCGCCTGGTGATCGGCTTCGATGCGCCCGTGCGCACCGTCGCGGCCGCGATCCAGAGTCTGCGCGCCGCGGCCGTGCCGACGCCGGGCACGATCCATCTACCGCGGCCGACGGCGCTCTCATTCTCGGAAGTGTTCCCCGGTCTCGACAAGATCCCGCCGCGCCGCCCAGCGCCGTCGGCGAAGACGTCCTCGAGCCTGCCCCTGGGCGAGTCGCGCGTGCTCACCGCGATCGCGCAGCACGCCGACGCCGGCGTCACCCGCGAGCAGCTCACCGTCCTGACCGGCTACAAGCGGTCGAGCCGGGATAGCTACCTGCAGCGCCTGCGCGAGCGCGACCTGATCATCTTCCAGCATGACGGCGCGGTCGTCGCACTGCCGGCCGGCATCGCCGCCCTGGGCGCTGACTTCGCGCCGCTGCCGACCGGCGATGACCTCCGCGCCTACTGGATGGGCCGCCTTCCCGCGGGCGAGCGCGCCGTGCTCGAGGTGCTCGCCGCCGCCTACCCGAAGGCCGTGCCGCGCGAGACCGTATCGGAAACCACCGGCTATCAGCGCTCTAGCCGCGACTCCTACCTGCAGCGCCTCTCCGCCCGCAAGCTGATCACCGTCGAGCGCGGCCAGGTTCGCGCCGCTCAGGAGCTGTTTTCATGATCGAGAGACTCGCGACCTGGCAGGTCCGGGTCGACATCACGGGCCACGATTGGTGGACCTGGTCGGCCAAGGACGAGGACGACGCGATCAACGAGCTCGCGCACCTCCGGGCGCAGCTCGACGCCGGCGCAACGATGCTCTTGACGCGCGACCGGACGCTCGCCATCAGGGCGGCGGTGATCGTCTCGATCGCGATCCTCTCGCCCAAGGAGCAGGAGGAACCCATGAGCCAGCGGCCGCCGCTCTTCATGAGGCTGTGCGCACACCTGGTTTGCCTGATCTGGCCGACGCCGTGGGCGATGCGTGTCCTGGGGAGGTGGTGACCATGAACCTGATCGAGAAGGCCGAGCTCGACCTGCGCCAGTGGCTCGCCGCGCACCCGGACTACACGCTGCCCGATAGCCCCTGGGCCCTGCCGTCCGACTGCCCCTTGTGGAGCGCCGGCCTCTCGATGGCCCAGGCCTCCGGCGTGCTCGCCGTGGTGCGCAGCGGGGCGGCCGCCTGATGCCCCGCATCCGATCCCTGAAGCCTGAGCACAAGCAGCACCGCAAGGTGGGCAAGCTGTCCCACGTCGACTATCGCCTCTGGGTCGGCATGATCACGGAGGCCGACGACGAGGGCCGCCTGGTCGCCGATCCGGACCAGCTCCGGATCATCGTGTTCCCCTACCACGCCAAGGTCACGGAGCCTCAAGTGCAAGCCGGCCTCGAGCGCCTGGCGGGCGTCGGACTCTGCCGTCTCTACCTCGTCGAGGGCGTGCAGTACGCCGTTCTGCCCTCCTTCCGGGACCATCAGCGGATCAGTCACCCAGCCAAGTCGAAGCTTCCAGGACCGCCACACCAGTCCAATACCGGAGGGGTCGCGAGGACTCCGGAGGACTCCGGAGGATTCGCGAGGACTCCACAGGGATCTGATCTGATCGGATCTGATCGGAAGGGATCTGATCTTGATCTGAATGTCGTGCGGACTCCGGAGGAACCCGGAACGGCGGACGCGCAGACCGGCGAGGTCGAACAGGACGGGCCCCGGACCCCAGCCGAAGCCGCGGCGAAGGTCGCCGAGCTCGTCGCCAAGGCGACGCACGCGGCGCCCGGCGCACCCGTGCGCGGCCGGGAGATCACCCTCGAGGAAGCCAGGCAGCGCGGCGCCCGAGCAGCCGCATCCGCTCGAAGCGAGGCCGGCCGCAGCCCAGGCAGCGACAGCGACACCAGCGACGAAGGCAGCCCGCCGCGCGCCAGCCCCGGCGACCCCGGGATGCGCCGATCCGTCGGCGGCTGGGCGGCGCCATGACCCAGTGTCTCGTAACTGCGAAAACCGCTCCGACACTTACGCGGGTTTCACTGAAACGGCGCGCGACTTGGCACGGTCCTTTCTGCCCTTCGAGGCGCCGATGGGTCCTTCCGGGCGGCCCCGGCCGGGCGGGCGAGTTTGGATCCGGCCATAACTGCCTCAAAAAGGCCAGATAGGACGGGTCTTTAGACGTGTCAGAAGAAACGAAAACGGCGGCGGACTTCGATCCGAATCAGCTCGTGCACCGGGCGACGATCGTCCGGATCCTGGGGATCGCGGACCGCAGCTTCAGCCGGCTCGAGGCGGAGGGCGTGATGGTGCCGACGGAGCCTGGGAGCGGGCGGCGGCCGTCGCAGTGGGCGCTGGCGCCGACGCTGCGGGCCTACATGCAGCACCGCGAGGTGAAGCTGACGGGCAGCCTCGAGCAGCCGGCGCAGCAGCGCGATCGCGCGGTGGCGGAGCTGACGCAGCTTCGGATCGCGAAGGAGCGCGGGCGCCTGGTGCCGCTCGACGACGTGGTGAAGGAGGGGCAGGCCTTCGTCGTGGCGACGGTGGCGAAGCTGCGCCAGCTCGCGCCGCGGATGGTGCGGGCGGGGATCGTGCCGGCGTCGGAGGTGCCGCGGGTCGACGAGCTGCTGCGGGAGGCGCTCGAGGAGATCAGCCGGTGGCAGACGGCGCTCGACCTGCGCAAGGCCGCGGCCGACGAGCGCGGGCAGGAGGGGCAGGCCGAACCGATGACGACCCAACAGGAGGGCTGAGCGAATGGATCGAGACCAACGCAAGGGCATGGTGCGCGCGTTCCAGATGGCCTTCGAGACGTGGGCCCAGCGCAGCGCGCACATGGACCCGCGGCAGCCGGGGATGTGCTACTCGGACGACGGCGAATATTTCGCGAGCCTGCTCGACGAGCTGGCCGCGGGTCGACCGTGGAATGAGATCGGCCTCTCTGGGAACCCCGGCCCACCGGAACGGCATTGACGACCGCGACGCTCGACGCACACGAGCTGATCTCTCGCTGGGCCAAGGCCGCGCAGCCGCCGCCGCGGCTGACGGTGAGCGAGTGGGCCGACCGCTACCGGATGCTGCCGGAGGCGAGCGCGGCGCGGGGCGCGCGCTGGCGGACGTCGACGGCGCCCTACCTGCGCGGCGTGATGGACGTGCTCCACGAGCCCGGCGTGCAGAAGGTCGCGCTGATGAAGGCGCACCAGACGGGCGGATCCGAAGCGCTCAACAACATCCTGGGCTACCTGATGCAGCACGATCCGGCGCCGATGCTGCTCGTTCACCCGACGGCGACGGCGGCGGAGGCCTACTCGAAAGAGCGCCTGGCGGACATGATCCGGACGACGCCGGCGCTGCGCGACGTCGTGCAGGACAAGCGGCTGCCGGGCCTCGAGGGGCGACCGGAGTCGACGCTGACGCTGAAGATGTTCCCCGGCGGCTTCCTCGCCCTGGGCGGCGCGAACACGCCCAACACGTTCGCGCGGTGGTCGGTGCGCCTGGCGCTGGGCGATGACGTCGACCGCTTCCCGCCGGTGATCGGCGACGAGGGCGATCCGGCCGACCTGCTGGTGAACCGAACGACGTCGTTCCATGACGGGCTGTCGTTCTTCGTCTCGACGCCGGTGCTGCGGCGCGGGCGGATCGACACGCTCTACACGCAGAGCGATCAGCGGCGCTATCACGTCCAGTGTCCGCGGTGCGATCGCTGGGACTGGATCGCGTGGAGCGATCGCGCGCACTGGCGGGTCACGTTCGACGATCGGGATCCGGAGACGGCGCGGCTCGAGTGCGCGTGCGGGGCCCAGGTCTTCGAGCGCGATCGCGCGGAGCTCGTCGCGGGCGGCCAGTGGCGGCCGACGGCGGAGGCGATCGAGCGCGGCCTGGTCGGCTTCCACATCCCGGCGATGCTGTCGCCGTTCGTGACGACGGCGGACCTGGTCTCCGACTTCCTGGCGAAGCGCGCGCGCGGGCGGGAGTCGCTGCGGGTCTTCTTCGCGACGAGCGCGGCGGATCCGATGGAAGACCACACCGACCGGATGGTGCCGTCGGCGCTGATGAACCGGCGGGAGGACTACGGCGAAGACGTCGACGTGCCGGAGGAGGCCTGCGTGCTGACGGCTGGCGTCGACGTGCAGTCGAACCGCTTCGAGCTGCTCGTGGTCGGCTGGTCGCCGAACGGCGAGCGCTGGATCGTCGACCAGGCGGCGATCCCTGGGGATCCGCGGCAACCGGACGCCTGGGCCGCGCTCGAGGACGCGCTCCGGCAACACTACCGGCACGCCGGCGGGGCGATGCTGCCGATCCACGCGATCGCGATCGACTCCGGCTTCGCGACGGAGCGGGTCTACGACTTCGCGATGCGCTTTCCGCGCTGGGTCTACGCGACCAAAGGCTTCGCCGGGCGCCGCGGCGAGCCGATCGTGGGCACGCCGGGGAACCCGAAAGACGCGCGGGTGCGGCGGCGGGGCGTGCGGCTGTTTCCGCTGAACGTCGACGGGGCGAAGGACGAGATCTACGAAACGCTCGCGCTGCCGGGGCGCGGGCCGGGCGCGTGGCACTTCCCGCGGCGGGTCGAGACGATCGGGGAGGAGTTCTTCGCCCAGCTCTGCGCGGAGCATCGCGAGACCCGCTACAACAAGGGCGGCGTGGCGACACACGCGGTCTGGGTGCTCGATCGCGTCGACAATCACGCGCTCGACTGCGCGGTGATGGCGCTCGCGATGTTCCGGCTGTTCCGGCCGGCGATGCTGCGGGACCTGGCGGAGATCGTGCGGCGGCCGGTGCCGCTCGAGGCGCGCGTCGAGCCGGCGCGCGCGGCCGCGGCGCCGCCGCCGAGCTCGAGCGCGCCGCCGCCGGCGACGATCGTGCGGCCGGAGACCTGGATCGGGCCGCGACGCGGATGGCTGAAGCGATGACCGTTCACCGATAGGAGGGGACAAATGGGTCGTAAGGGCAGAGTGCTAGCAGACGACAGCCGCCGGGCAGTCTACGAGGTGCGCCGCGTCCGCGAGGCGCTGGTGGTCGAGGGCATCGGCCAGCCGGCGGATACCCGGACCATCCAGCCCCACGAGTTCGGCTCACTGCGGGTCGATGACACCACCTACCAGCGGATGCGGACCAGCCTCGTGAACGAGCTGATCTACGTCATCAAGAATGGCGGCCGGATCTTCGGGCGCGTCGCCATTGCGAAGCGCCCGGACGGCTCGCTGTGGATCGTCGACGGCCTTCAGCGGTTCATGGCTGCGCTCGAGTGCGGCGTGTCAATTCCGGCCGATCTCTACACGAGCGAGGGACCACAGGCAGAGGCGCTGCTCTATCAGGCCCTGAACAACAGGCGCAACCTGGCAGCCGACAACATCGTCAAGAGTCACCAGGGCCCGGGGGCGCATATGCTGATGGAGCGCGTCCGAACTGAGGGGGACCCGTACTACGGCAACGTGAGCCTGGGGGTGGGGAAGCGTCCCTATAGCGCCTTCATTCTCATCAAGGCGATGTTGGCGGCGACCACCGGCCTCCTGCCGAATGGCAAAGCTGGACAGGTCTGCTCTCGCCTCGACTTCGCGCTTCGGAATGATCCGACGGCGAAGGCGCGCGCGGAGGCAATCCTTCGGCTGATCCCGTTGGTCTTCCCAGCGATCCATCCGATGAAGCTATTGCCGGCAGTCGCCCTGGGCCTGGTGGCGGCCAATCGCTGGCAGAAGGTCGTCGTCTTCCCAGGTCCGAAGACCTACGAGGGCCTCAAGCGGATCAATTGGGACACCCTCTTCGAGACGGCAAGTGCGCGGTTCCTGCCGAGTGTGAAGGCGGCCATCGAGAAACGATGGCGAGAGGAAGACACTCGAGGTGCGGATGTCTGACGGCGTCGGCGTCAGCATTCTCTACTGCCCGACGTGCTACGAGCTGCTCTCCGCGCTGCCGGGGACGAATCAGCGCGTTTGCACGCGGCTGATCCCGAACGGGGCGACGTTCCGGATCCCGCGGCCGCGGGAGTTCGATCGCGTCGAGGTGGTGCCGTGCGCGCTGAGCGAGACGGACCGCCGGATGACCTGGGCGTGAGCGCGACCCGCTGGTGGTATCTCTCATTTGCGGATCCGGCGCGGCCGAAGGGCGAGCAGTTCCTGGGCGCGGCGATCGTCGACGGCGAGGACCTCGCGAGCGCCATCACCAGCGCGTGGCGACGCGGCTGCAACCCGGGCGGAGAGGTCATGGGGATCGAGATCACGTCGATCAGCGACCGGGTCGTCGAATCGTACCGCTTCCGCCTTCTGACGCGCGACGAGGCGGAGCAGGCCGTCGAACCGTGACCGAAATCGAATGGGCCGTGCACGCGGGCGCGCTCCTCGTCTTCGAGCTGGGGCTCGCCTGCGCGATCTACTCCGCCGCGGACGAGGTCGGCAACTGGCTGCAGCAGCGGCGGATCGCGCGCGCTGAGGCCTGGTGCGCCGCGCATCCGGGCGAGCGCTGGCCGCCGATGGCGCGGCCGTGCCCGCCGATGCCGCCGCCGCCACCTCCGCCGCCGCGGTGGTCGATCGACGAGTGGCGGGCATACCTTGCTGGGCGACGGACCGCCACTATCACGATGCGGCGCGACCTCGCAGGAACCTACTGCGCGTCGCCGCGGTGTCGGGTCGCCGCCGCGGCGATATTCAACGCCGAACCCTACTGCGCGGAGCACCTGGTCAGCGAAGTGCGCTGGTGGATCCAGCCGCCGCCGCCGCCGCGGGCGCCGAAGGATCGGGATCCCGGTGCCTGACCACGGCGCGCCGCTCTTCCCCGATCCGGTCTGGGAGCGCCTCCGCCGGATGCTCGAGCAGATCAAGGCGGAGCGCCGCTCCTGCCGGGTCGTCGTGGTCCTGAACGTGCGCGCGGGCGTGCCCCTTGACGGGGATGTCCTTGCCACGGACCCACCGCCTGTGGTACACGGCTAGCCAGCAGTTCCCCACGGGGCCTGCCGGCCTTCCGGTCCCCACATCCGGGCGCGGGTGCCCACGGAGTCGACGTGCTGCTCTCCCGCGCCGCCCGTCTCTCCGCCCGCTCACTTGGCTTGGACGGCTGAGGAGCTCGCGACCCTCCGCGCGGCCTACCTCGCGCGCCTGTCCGGCGCCGCCGCCCAGCGCGTCAAGTTCGAGAATCGAGAAGTCGAGTTCGACGAGATCGACGCCCTCCGCACAGCGATCGCGGAGGCGGAGGCCGACGTGGCGGCGGCGTCGACGGGCTCGACCACGCGCTACGCCGCCCACTCGAAGGGCCTTTGTCCGTGACGCCGACCGACCTCGCGGCCCAGGCGGCGATCCGGATCGGCGAGCTCGTCGACCTCGTGACGTCGACGTTCGCGCCACGCTTCACCCTGCGCCGGCAGCGCGCCCGCTACGAGGCGGCCCTCCTGCGCGCCTACGACGCGGCGAGCTCCGGTCGCCGAACCCAGGGCTGGCGCCGCAACACGGGCGACGTGAACGCGGTGATCGGCCAGGGCCTCGAGCGCACCCGCGAGGTCGCGCGCGACCTGGTCCGAAACAACCCCTACGCGGCCGCGGCGCTGAACACGATCGCCGACCACGTCGTCGGCTGGGGGATCGTGGCCCAGGGCTCGCCGCCGACCTGGTGGAAGCCGTGGGCGGAGACGACGGCGTGCGACGCCGACGGGCGCTACGACTTCGCCGGCCTGCAGAAGCAGGTCACCCGCACGACGGCGGAGGCGGGCGAGTGCCTGGTGCGACGGCGCTGGCGGCGGCCCGAGGACGGCCTGCCGATCCCGCTGCAGCTTCAGCTCATCGAGCCCGACCTGCTCGACACGACGAAGGAGGGCGTCACCGGCACCGGCGGTCAGATCATCCAGGGCGTCGAGTTCAGCCCGATCGGCGCGCGGGTGAACTACTGGCTCTTCGACGATCACCCCGGCGCGAGCGGCACCCGGGTCACCCGATCCCGCAACTCGAGGCCGATCCCCGCGAGCGAGATCCTGCACGTCTTCAAGCCGGAGCGGCCCGGCCAGGTCCGCGGGATGTCCTGGCTCGCGCCGGTGATCCTGCGCCTGAAGGACTTCGACGACTACGAGGACGCGGCCCTCCTGAAGCAGAAGATCGCCGCCTGCCTCGCGGTGCTCACGACCGACCCCGACGGCACGGCGCCGGCGCTGGGCACGGCCGACAGCTCGACGACGCCGGCGATCGACGCGATCGAGCCCGGCATGATCGCCAACCTGCCGACCGGCCGCACCGTCACCGTCGTCCAACCGCCCTCCGTGAGCGAGCACGAGGCCTACGCGCGGACGGTCCTGCGCGCGATCGCGTCGGGGATCGGGATCACCTACGAGGACCTGTGCGGCGACTACCAGGGGATGCCCTTCTCCGCGGCGCGCATGTCCCGGATCCGGTCCTGGGCGCGGATCGAAGACTGGCGCTGGCGCCTGATCGTGCCCCAGTTCTGTGATCCGTCCTGGCGCTGGGCGAACCAGGCCGCCGCGGTCATGCGCCTCCCGACGGTCACCGGCCCGATCGAGTGGACGGCGCCGGCGATGCCCGCGATCGACCCGGAGGCGGAGGCCTCGGCTTACCAGAAAATGCTCCGGATCGGCGCCACGTCCTGGCCGGACATGATGCGCGAGCGGGGCCTCAACCCCGACAAGGTCCTGGGCGAAATCGAGGCCTGGAACAAGAAGCTGGACCGGGCCGGCGTGATCCTCGACTCCGACCCGCGGCGCACGACCCAGGCGGGCAACCCGCGGGACAGCTCGAAGGCGGACGGCTCGAGCGCGGACGCGCCCGCGAAGCCGCCGGCGGCGCCCTCGAGCAACGGGAACGGCAACGGCTCGAGGAATGGCGCCGGGCACCTCGAGGACCGGCCCGCCGGCGCGGCCAGCGTCCGGGTCCTGCAGCTCGAGCTCGCCGACCTGCGCGCCCGCCTGGACGCCGTCCGGCCGCTCGAGGTGCACGCCCACGTCGCCGCGGCGCCGGCGCCCAACATCGACGCCCGGACCGACGTTCGCGTCGAGGCCGGCGCCGTCCAGGTCGCCCCGCCGCCGCCGGCGGAGGTCTACGTCGATGCGCGGACGACGCTGCAGCGCGGCGCCGTCGAGGTCGCGGCCGCGCCGCCGGCGGAGGTGCACGTCGACGCGCGGACGACCCTCGAGCCCGGCGCCCTCGCGGTGTCGGTCGCGCCGCCCTCGCTGACGATCGCGGAGGGCGCGATCCGGGCGGAGGTGCACCCGCCGGCGATCGCGGTGGACGCGCGGACGACGCTCGAGCCCGGCTCGCTGGCGGTCTCCGTCGCGCCGCCCTCCGTGACCTTCGCCGACGGCGCGGTGCGGACGGAGGTCCATCCGCCCGCGGTCGAGGTCGATGCCCGGACGACGATCGCCGAAGGCGCCGTGCAGATCTCGTCGCCGGTCACCGTCCAGCAGGCGCCGGCCCCGCCGACCGTGACGGTCGTTCGCGTGCCGGCGCGCCCGCCGGTCGAGCCAGGGAGCGGGATCCCCGCCACCGATGCCGAGTGATTTCCGCCAGGCCCGGCGCGCGGTCGACGCCGCTGCGGACGCGGTCGTCGCCCTCCTGAACGGCGGCGGGCTGCGGATCTATAGCGGGCCGCGGCCGCGCTCCGCGGACGGCTCGCCCGGCGACACCGCGATCCGCCTGGTCGAGGTCGCCTTCGCGGATCCGGCCTTCGGCCCCGCCAAGGACGGCACGGCAACCGCGCACCCACTGGCCGCCGCGCGCGCGCTCGCCAACGGCCCGCCGACCTGGTTCCGGGCGGTGAGCGCCGACGGACGCGCCATCTTCGACGGGGCGGTCGGCCTCGAGGGCTCGCGCGCCGACCTCGAGCTGCCCGTCGCCACGATCATCGCCGGGGCAGAGGTCGTGATCACCAGCCTCGTTTACACGCAACCGAGAGGGGGCTAAAACCCGATGTCGGCCTTCAGCAACTACCTCGAGAACAAGCTGATCGACCACGTCTTCCGCGCGGCGACCTTCTCGAAGCCGAGTGCGCTCTGGGTCTCCCTGCACACCGCGGACCCGACCGACGCGGGGAGCGGCGCGGAGGTGAGCGGCGGCGCCTACGCGCGCGCCCAGCTCGACCCCAGCGACACCAACTGGACCTCGACCCAGGGCGGCACCTCCGGCAACTCGAGCGGCACCGGCGGCCACACCGACAACGCCGTCGCGATCACATTCCCGGCGCCGTCGGGCGCGAACTGGGGCGTCTGCACGCACTTCGGGATCTGGGACGCGCCGACCGGCGGCAACATGCTCTTTTACGGCGCGCTGACGAACCCGAAGACGGTCAACGACGGCGACGCCGCGCCGAACTACGCGATCGGCGCGCTCGACGTGACGCTGGCGTGATGCGACGCGGGCTCCTCGCGCTCGTCCTGGTCCTCGTCGCCACGGCGGCCGCGCACGCGGCGGTCGGCGATACGGTGATCTTCAAGGACACCGACTTCGACACCAGCGACACGCTCGACCTGGCCGCGAGCGCGGGCACGGAGAATATCTGTCAGACCGTCGACCATAGCGACACGATCAAGCTCTGCACCTATGACGGGACCAACGAGACGTGCGGGGAAACGCTGACGGATCCGCAAGTCGGCCGGCCGGTCTTCCTGCGCAACACGGAGACGGAGCGCTACCGGATCAAGCCGGGCACCGGCGCCGCGAATAATGCGCTGATCTGGGTGCGCTGCGTCCGGGTGAAGTAGTGAAGCGCCGCGCCGCCGCGCTCCTCCTGCTGCTGATCGGCCTCCTCGCAGTCGGTCCCGCGTCCGCCCAGGTCAACCCGTGGGGCAGCTCCGGCGCGCCGTGGACCGGCCCAACGATGATGCCGTCGGCCGTGCCCTACGCGCCCGGCGGGCGGCTCACGCTCTGCACGCAGAACCCCGCCTACGGTCCGGTGCCGGCGACGCCCTCGAGCACCGACACGACGGCCGAGTCGACGACGTTCCTCAACCTGGGATGGTGCACCGGGACGATGGTGACGCCGTCCGCGACGGGCGGCGGGCTCACGGCGGGGACGACGTACTGGGTCAACGTCAGCAGCGCGGTCGGCTCGCCGACGGTCGTCTCGTACCACACGACGCTCGCCAATGCGGAGGCCGGCACCAGCAAGGTCAACCTGACGGCGTCGATCACCGCGGAGATCCGGCCGTTCGGGATCCAGTCGACGACGGTCCGCTACACCTGTTTCGTCCACTGCTGGGCGCCGTATTGGACCGGCGGCAAGTGGCAGCAGGCGGCGATCCCGAGCGAGCTGAGCGTCGCGATCGGCACGCTGGGCAGCGCGACGATTCCCGTCGACGTCTTCCTGGCGCGGGTCGCGAGCGGCTGGACGCTCGAGCTCCTGCAGTGGTCCTCCGCGACGGTGCCCGCGGCGAACGTGACGTGTCGCGAGGGCCCGATCAGCACCTACACCAGCCCGTGCACGAAGACGACGGACAAGACGCGCCAGCTCGTCGGGACGTTCTACCCGGTGAGCACGACGGTCACGGAGGACAGCTTCGGCGGCGTCGTCAGCCAGGTCGGCGGCAAGCGCTTCCTGTGGAATCAGCACAACCGCGTGCGCTGCGCGGCGAGCGTGCGCGACGACACCGCGTCGTGGACCTATAACGGCGGATTCCGGCAATTCAACAACGCCGCGGGGAATAAGGTCGAGTACGTCTCCGGCTCGCCGATGCCGGTGGCGGTCGATGTCATCGGCGAATGGTACGCGGCCATTACGGCGGGCATTTCCCGGCTCGCGATGGTGGGCGTCGGCCTGGACTCGACGACCGCGCGCATGGGCCCCGCCGGGCGGGCCTATGCCTCCTCGGCGAGCGCCACCATCGACCAGGCCGACGTCCTCAAGGCCTCCTGGCGCGGCGTCACGTCGAGGGGCTACCACTACCTCGCGGCGATCGAGACGACGCTCAGCCTGGGCACGGTGCAATTCACCGGCGGCGGCTCCGCGACCGGATCGTCGGAGGCCGGCCTGGTAGCGATCCTGGAATGCTGACCCGCGGCCTCTGGCTCGCCCTGGTCCTGGTCGGCGCGATCGCGCTGCCGGCCCACGCGCAGACCGCGATCTCGTTGCGTTTGCACGAGGCGGTCGTCGCGGTCTGTCCCTCCGTGGTCGGGCTCTCGATCGGCACGCCGGGCGTCGCCGCGTCGGTCACCGTCCAGCCGGCCGCGCAGCAGGCCTGTGCCCAGGCGACGATCAATGCCTTTGATTGGAGCGCGGGCGCGCAGACCAGCTATGAAAATCTCCGGGCGCGCACGCTGGCGAAGGCGCAGTGGGCGAGCGCGACGGAGCTCGGCAAGGCGCTCCGCTGCTTCGCCGACATCCTGAAGGACGAGATCAACCTGCTCCGCGGCGTGGTGATCGGCACGCAGACCGCGGTGTGGGATCCCGCGAGTATGAACAACGCGACGGGCGTGACCAGCCCCAACGTCACGGTCACCGGCGCGGCCTTCGGCGACATCGTCGACGTCATCGCGCCCTACACGCTGGCCGGGGTCACGGCGACGGGCTACATCAGCGCCGCGAACACGGTCAACGTGCGCCTGCACAACGGCACCGGCGCCGTCGCGAACCCCGCAAGCGGGACCTGGGCGGTCGTCGTCCGGCGTCAGCCCGCGATGGCGCCGCGCACGCTGGCGCAGCTCCGCACCTCGATCGACGCCTGCGTCGATGCCGGGGCGCAAGACTGAAGCTGAGGAGGCCCCCGATGCTGCAGCAGCTACACGTCCTTTCGCTGCTCGCCTTCCTGCAGTTCCTGGTCGTGGCGTCGATGGCGGGCGCGCAGACCATTCCGCTCGGCTCGAGCTGCAGCGTGACCTCGAGCGGCCTGGTCTGCACACCACCGGCGCCGAAGTTCACCACGACGATCGCGCTCGCCGGCGGCGGCACCGCGACGACGTCGGTGACGCCGACCGGGCCGCAGCTCGCGGGCACGGCGCTGACCCTCTCGGTGAAGCCGACCAACGGCTCGAGCCTGGGCGCCTGGTCGAGCGGCTGCGCCGATTCCATGAAGCAGCCCGCCGCGAACAAGGTGTGCACGCGGACGGTGACACCGGCGCCGCAGCCGACGACGTATCCGCTGACCGTCTCGACCGTCGGCGCTGGGACGACCACCGGCGCGGGCAGCTATCTCGCCGGCGCGACGGTCGCCCTGACCGCGACGCCGTCGGTCGCGGGCGCCGCGGTGCAGTGGAGCGGCCCGGCGGGCTGTCCGCAGACCTCGAATGCGAGTGTCTCGATCGTGATGCCCGCGACCGCGCTGGCGTGCACGGTGACGATCACCGACCCGCCGGTGCCACCGGCGAGTGGGGGCATGGGCACCTGGGTCCAGCACCTGGCGACGAGCGTGGCGCCGTGGGGCTGGTATTGGAGCCACGCCTTCGTGATCGACAAGCCGGGCCACGCCGACCACGGGAAGGTGTGGATGACCTGGGCGGGGACGCACCTCTACGACCCGGCCGCCAACACCTGGGCGAGGATCGCGACGACGCCGGAGGTCAGCGGCAAGCGGGAGAACTTCGGGACCGACTTCGATCCGGTCAACGGCGTCGCCTGGCTGGGCGCCCAGGCCGGAATGCCGATGGGCGACCTCGACAGCGCGCAGGTCTTCGATCCCGTGGCGCGCACCTACACGATCGCCCCGACCGCCTGTGCGGCGGACGCCGTCGTCGCCGTCGACCCGCAACGGAAGGTCCTCTACTGCTTCGCCGGCTGGGGCATGGGCCCGCTGCGGCAGAAGCCGCTCTCGCCGATCAGCGCGCCCTGGATCGACCTGAACCCGAACCCGCCGCTGCCGCCCAAGATCGAGGACGGGACCCAGGACGGCGCGCGGATCGGAATGCTCCGCGGCGGCATCGACCGCCGGACCGGGCACCTGTGGTACGTCGGCAACTTCCAGGAGCTGTACGACTACGACCCGGCCGCGAACAAGTGGACGCTGATCCCGACGACCGGGCCGAAGCCGCCATCGCTGACGGTGTTCGCGCTCCACGAGGCCGCCAACACGATCGTCGGCTACGCGGGCTGCACCAACTCGAGCGACCCGTGCGGCACCGTGGTCGCGGAGACGTACCTGCTCGACCTCGCGACGCGCGTCTGGCGGAAGCAGCAAATGGCGCTGAGCCCAAGCCCGGTGCCGATCGTGAAATACATCCCGCTCTACGATCGCGTGCGCCAGCGGGTGCTCCTGCTGGTCTCCGGCAACGGGACGGAAGTCTGGGAGTGGAAGCCGGGCGGGACATTGCCGCCACCTCCGCCTCCGCCGGTCGATCCGCCGCCGCCTCCTCCTCCGCCACCTCCGCCTCCGCCGCCGCCATCCGGCGGTCTCACCATCCCAAGCCGGACGTTCGTGCAGCGCGCGACGCCCATGACCGGGAATCCCTTCCCGTCGCGGTGTGGGAGCAAGGACGTCAACCGCGCGCGCCGCCTCGACGGGAGCGTCCTCTGGGGCACCGGGGACGTCTGCAACTCAGGCGCGGATAGCAACCTCTACAGCTACGACGCCGCGCGAGATCTCTGGGCGGTCGTCGTGCCGGCGTGCGTCCCAGCGAGCGTCAGCCCCATCGTGCTCAATCATCCGTCCGACCGTGGGCCGATGATCGAGGACAGTCGGAGCGACATCTGGTACAGGAACAGCCTGCCCTTTCCTCCCGATGAAGAGGGCCAGCCGTGCGGCCCGGGCGGCGCGATCCAGCGCCTGGGCCTGCTCAAGTGGGCGAAGGCGACCGGCCAGTGGGAATACAAGGGCGGGCCCGGCAGCTCGCTTGGCGGCGGCGCCTACGACAGCGCGGCGGACGCCATGCTGCACTTCGAGAGCAGCGGCGATTGCGTCGGGCAATTGATCGTCACGACGCTCGCGACGCTGGCGCAGCAGGCCTTCGATCTGTGCTTGCGTCCAAGCCCGGCCTGGTCCGGCGAGACCGGGGGATGGCTGACCCCGCAGTCTCCGCACCGCGTCTTCTTCGGCTGGGACAACGCCAGGCGGAAGCTCTACGCCGTCGTGCCCGTGCGCCGAGTCGATCAGCCAGGCAATACCGTCGAGGTCAGACTCGGCATGTTCGTCTTCGATCGGGTGACCAACACCTGGGCGATGAAGACCCACGCGCCCGTCGCGCCGCCGCTTGATCAGGACACGAGCTACATGGCGTATTTCACCTGGGTCGACTTCGACTCCAAGAACAACAAAGTCATTTATCCGTACACGACCGACGGTCCGTGCGGGACGGTCACGAAGATGCTGGTCTACGACCCGCCCTCCGATTCATGGGAAGCGTTCGCCGCGCCGGCCGGCGTGCACGGCAACAGCATGGCCTACGACGCGAAGGACGACGTCACCATCATGGCGGGGCAGCAGTTCTGCGCCGGCGGCGATACAAACTCCCTCTGGCTCTGGCGGTACTAGCGTCGCGGTGATGGTGGTGAGGGGACGCGACTAGATGGCGCAGACCTCGACCGGCGCGCTCGTCAGCTTCATCGGCGGGCAGTGGATCGTCGTCGCGACCGGCCAGCTTGTCATCTCGCATGGTGACGGGACCGGGCATGTCGCGGAGACGGGCGAGCTGGTCTTCGGGCTCATCGGCGCCGCCGCGGAGCTCGAGGCCTCGATCACCGCCACGGCGACGACCGCCGGCGCCCTCACGACTCAGATCCGCGCGGCCGCCTCCGTGACGGCGACCGCGCAGGGTGCCGGGGCGCTCTCGACGTCGATCCGGCTGGCCGGCGCGGTCACGGCCACGGCATCCGTCGCGGGCGCCCTGACGACGCAGATCCGCCCGGCCGCAGCCGTCACTGCGACGGCCCAGGTTGCGGGCGCGCTCACGACCCAGATCCGGGCGGCCGCGTCGGTCACCGCGACGGCCCAGGTCGCCGGCGTGCTCAGCACGTCGATCCGCCCGGCCGCCTCCGTCACCGCCACGGCATCCGTCGCCGGCGCCCTGACCGCGCTGATCCGGCTCGCGGCCTCGATCCAGGGGACAGCGGCCGCGCAGGCGGTCCTCTCGACGGCCATTCGCCTCGCGGCCGCAGCCAGCGCCGCCGCCTCGACCGCCGGCGATCTGACCGTTCCGAAGCCGCTGGCCGGGGCGGTCGCCGCGTCGGCGCAGACCGCTGGCGCCCTGACGACCGGGATCCGCCTCGCCGCGTCTGTGTCGGCCAGCGCTACAGCCAGTGGCGACCTGAGCGTGCCCGGCGACCAGCTCGCGGCCGCGGTGACCGCTACGGCGAGCGCGGCCGGCGCGCTGACGACGGGGATCCGCCTCGCGGCCTTCGTCACGGCGACCGCAACCGCGCAGGGCAGCCTCAGCGTCGGGCCGGAGGAGGAGGCGCCGCCCTCCCCAGGCATCGCCGCGCGGCCGCCGCGCATCACCGGCGTCGGCCGCCTGGTCGCGGCGCCGGCGACGGCCGACGCCGTCGCGACCGTCAGGATCCCGGGGCGCGGGCAGCTCGAGGCCGCTGGCGCCCGGGTGCAGGCCCGGGGGCGCCTCCGGATCACCGCCGACGCTCGAGGGCGCGCCGTCGCGCCGACCGCGCGCGGCCTGGGCGCCGTCGCCAACCCCGGGCAGTGGGTCATTGCCATCGAGGCCGAACCCGACGAGGACATCCTCGTCGTCGCCACAGGAGGATCGACATGATCAAGGACGGAGAGCTGACGAACCGCATGGAACCAGGCGCGGGAGCCGCGGGCCCGGGCGAACCCAAGGGATCGGACAAGGTCCGCGCGGACATCGCCAAGGTCAAGGGCGCGAAGGATCGCCTGGCCGGGGTCAAGAAGATGCCGGTCCCGGACCACGCCTGCCCGCAGTGTTTCACCGCCGGCCGCGATCGCGCGGTCGCGGAGCTCGAGGTCGACGGCCCGCTCGAGGAGCGCCTCGCGGCCGCCCGCGCGCTGCAGCCGCGGCACGATCACAACGGGGACCGCTCCTTCCAGATCGCCCGCGACGCGGTGATCTCGGCGGTCACGGGGGAGGGGAACGAGGAGGAGGCTCGCGGGTGAGCGTCCGCGTTTGCACGATCACCGAGACGACGGCGGGCCCCGGCATCCGGCCGGGGCCCGTGCTCACGGACCGGCAGGCCGAAGTGCAGGCGATCGTCCAGGTCGTCTACGCGGCGACCGGCGAGCCCGTGTCGGCCCGGTACGTCGCGCGGCGCCTGGGGATCTACCACGAAGCCGTGCGGGGGCACTTCGCGGCCCTGCACCGCAAGGGCTGGCTCGCTGGTGAGAGCTCGCCGGCGACGCCGACCCGCTGGCTCGAGCGCAGGCGGGAATAGGTAGCCAATTCCGCTATGACCTGACCCGGCGATTCTCCGCGACCCTGGCGCGCATATGGAGCGCGCCGCGTCAGCCGGGGATCCGAAGCGCACGGTCGATGTTCCCGCCTTCAGCGTCCGCGCCGACATCGTCCCAGCCTCGATCAATCGAACCGACCGATCCGTCGACGTCGTCTGGTCTCAGGGCACGCCCGTCGAGCGCTTCAACTGGCTCACCGGCGAGCGCTGGCTCGAGAGCCTCTCCCTCGAGTCGAAGCATGTCCGGCTGGGCCGCCTGAACAACGGCGCGCCCGTCCTCGACTCGCACATGGCGTTTTCCCTTCGCAACGTCATCGGCGCGGTCAACGACGGATCCGCGAAGGTCGACGGCACGCAGGGCCGCGCACGGATCCGCTTCTCGCGGCGCGCCGACGTCGAGCCGATCTGGCAGGACGTGCAGGACGGCATCGTCCGCAAGATCAGCGTCGGCTATCGCGTCTACGAGTACGAAGAGACGCCCGCCGCGAAGAACACCCTCCGCAAAATGCACGCGACCGATTGGGAGCCCTTCGAGGTCAGCGCCGTCCCGATCGCCGCTGACGACGCCGCCAACATCCGGAGCGAGACCGTTCCGACCAATCCGTGCGTCATCACGCGCGGCGCACCCACACCCGAGAGGAGCAGCGCAATGGATCCAGTCGAGCTCGAGACCCGCGAGCAGCCCGAGCCGAGTCAGCCGCAGCCGGCGCCCGCCGGCGGCCAGCCCCAGCCGCAGCCCGCCGTCGTGCCGAACGCGGCCGATCGCGCGGTCGACGAGGAGCGGGCCCGGATCCAGGGCATCCTGTCCGCGTGCGAGGCCGGCCGCCTGCCGATGACGACGGCCCAGCGCATGATCGCGGAGAAGACCCCGCTGCTCGACGCGCAGGCCCAGGTCCTCGAGACCCTGCGCGGCCGCGCGATGGACGGCCAGGGCCCGAAGCCGGGCCCGACCAGCGGCCGCGTCGAGTTCGTCGGCGCCGATCCGCTCGAGCAGGTCTGGCGCGGGATCACCGGCGCGCTGCTGCACCGGATCTCGCCGGACCACTGGAAGCTCGACGACAACGCGAAGCAGTATCGCTCGCGGTCGCTGCTCGAGATCGCGGCGGAGTGCCTCGAGCAGCGCGGGATCCGCACCCGCTCGCTGACGAAGATGGAGCTGGCCGCGGCGGCGTTCGGCTTCCACGTCCGGGCGGGGATGCACACCACCTCCGACTTCCCGAACCTGCTCGCCGACGTGGCGAACAAGTCGCTGCGTCGCGCCTACGACGAGGCGCCGGCGACCTGGACGCCGATCGCGCGCCGGATCAACATGCCGGATTTCAAGCCGGTGAAGCGGAACCAGCTCGGCGAGGCCCCGGCCCTCGAGAAGGTGCTCGAGCACGGCGAGTTCCGCCGCGGCTCCGTCGCCGAAGGCAAGGAGCAGTTTCAGCTCGCGACCTACGGCAAGATCTTCGCGATCACCCGGCAGGGCCTGGTCAACGATGACCTCGACGCCTTCGGCCGGCTGACGACGATGTTCGGGCGCTCCGCCCGCAACCTCGAGTCGGACGTGATCTGGTATCAGATCCTGAAGAACGCCGCGATGGCCGACACCGTCGCCCTGTTCCACGCGACGCACAACAACCTCACGAGCTCCGGGACCGCGATCAGCATCGACTCCCTGGGCGTCGGCCGCGCGCTGATGCGCAAGCAGACCGGCCTCGCCGGCGGCACGAACTACCTCAACCTGGTCGCGCGGTCGCTGATGGTGCCGCCGGAGAAGGAGACGATCGCGGACCAGTTCACCACCGCGATCACCCCGGCCCTGGGCAGCAGCGTCAACCCGTTCGCGGGCCGGCTGTCCGTGATCTCGGAGCCCCGCCTCGCCGGCGGCGTCACCGTCGACGGCGACACGGTCGCGGGCTCGACGACCGCCTGGTATCTGGGCGCCTCGACGGACCAGATCGACATCATCGAATACGGCTTCCTGGACGGCGAGGAAGGCCCCGTCGTCGAGAGCCGCGTCGGCTTCGACATCGACGGCCTCGAGGTGAAGTGCCGGCACGACTTCGCCGCGAAGGCGATCGACTTCCGCGGCCTCTACAAGAACGCCGGCGCCTGAGCCCAAGGCCCAGGACCAGACCCAGGACCAGACCCAGGACCCAGAGCGAGGGAGAGAGGGCATGAACAACTACATCGAGAAGGGCGAGGTCCTCGAGCTGACCGCGCCGGTCGGCGGCGTCGTCAAGAACACGCCCTACAAGATCGGCGACCTGATCGTCATCGCGACCGTCTCCGCGGACGCGGGGGCGAAGTTCAGCGCCTTCGTCGGCCCCGGCGTCGTCGAGGTGGCGAAGGTCAGCGCCCAGGCCTGGACGGAGAATGTCAAGGTCTACTGGGACAACACGGCCGGCAACTTCACCACGACGTCGAGCGGCAACACCCTGGCCGGCACCGCGGCGAAGGCCGCGGCCAACCCGTCCGCGACCGGCTGGGTGCGCCTGGACGGAGTCGCGCGCTAGTCCGCGCGCCGCGGGCCGGAGCCCCGCAATGGCCGCCGTTGCCATCGTGGTCGGCTCCGGCCGCGGCGTCTACCAGGACGTGAGCGCCCTTGGCGATCTCGCCAGGGGCGCCTTCGTCTTCGGCGTGAACAACATGATCGAGCTCTACTCGCACCCGGTCGACCACGGCGTCAGCCATCACCCGGAGAAGCTGCTCCGGTGGCACGCGAACCGGATCGACCCGCGCCGGCCCGGCGATCCCGGCAAGATCGTCCTGCACACCAGCGAGTCTCAGATCGACGGCGTGCGCTGCTGGCCGCAGTTCCGCGGGCCAGGCTCCTCGTCCCTCCTCGCGGTGCGGGTCGCGGTCGAGCTCGGCTTTCGCCCGGTGATCGTCGCCGGCGTCCCGCTCGACGCCAGCGGCTACCTCTGGGGCGACCCCGACCTGGCCGATAACTTCGACTTTGCCCACAACCGCACCGCCTGGATCGACGCCCTGGGCGCGCTCAGCGGCCGTGTCTTCGCGGTGAGCGGCTATCTCCGGGGCCTGCTGGGCGTGCCGCAGCAGCTCGAGGCCGTCGCGTGAGCGACATCCGACCGTCGAACGCCGTGATCTTCGCGGCCCTGTCTCAGGCGGCGACCGTCACGCCCGCGGGGGGCAGCCCGGTCACCACGACCGTCGTCTGGCTCGCGCCGACGACGAACCGGCTGCAGGGCCTCGAGCCGATGGAAGACCTCCGCCCGCGCTGCGCGGTGCGCCGCGACCTGGTCGCGACCCTGCCGGTCGGCAGCACGATCTCCGCCGCGCGGCCGCCGGAGTTCGCGTCGCCCAGGACCTGGATCGTCGACCGCGTCGAGGACCTCGACCCCGACGTCTTCTACGCCCAGGTCCACTGATGGCGCAGTCACCGGAGGCCGAAGTGCTGACCGCCCTCGCGGCGACGCTCGAGACCGGGCTCGCGGGCACGCCTCCCGGAAGCTGGACCTACGAGCGGCCGCCGGACGTGCGGCGCGCGCCGCTGCCGCCGCCGGGGACGCAGATGAAGCCGGGCGAGTGCCCGATCGTCTACGTCATCCCGGGCGCGGGATCCATGCTTAGCGGGGGACACTTCAACTTCGCCCTGCAGCAGGTCAGCTACCGCTACGACTTCCACGTCGACATTCTGGGCATCGTGTTCCGCGAGGCGTCGGCGGGCGTGCTGGCGGACGACGAGCGCCTCAACCTCCGGCATCACTGCGCGACGATCCTGATGAAGAACCGCCACATTGGGAGCCTCTCGAAGGACGGGATCATCATCGGCGACGGGCGCGCGGAGCGCGTCGATGAAGGCGAGTACGCGCCGGCGGCGATCTTCGTGCTGCCGATCACGATCCCGCTCGCGCAGGCCTACTCGACGGTGCCGTGATGGACGTGACCATCCGCGTCGACACCTCGAAGCTGCAGGCCGGTCTTCAGAAGACCGCCGCCGCGATCCAGGTCGGCGCCGCGCTGGCGATCAATGCCGCGGTCATCGCCGGGCGCGAAGAGGCCGCGCGCCGCCTGGCCGCGCAGTACGGCATCACGCCGCGCGAGACGACGGGCACCGCGAAGACCTCGAGCGCGAGCCCGCTCAACCTCGCCGGGGTCCTGATGCTGGCGCCGCTGCGCGTGCGCGCCGCCAAGCTGAACCCGGAGCAGACCGCGACCGGCGTCCGCTACCTGGTCCCGGGCGGCCGCTCCGGCGAGCTGCGCCACGCCTTCCTCGCGACGATGCGCAGCGGCCGGACGGGCGTCTTCCGTCGCGGCACGCGCCCAGCGCAGCGCCGCGGCCCGAACCGCTCCTATCTCCCGATCCGCGAGCAGCGCGTGACCGTGCCGGCCCAGGTCCCGGCCGGCCTGATTTCGTTCCTCGTGGAACGTGTGCAGGTCGAAATGCAGCGCCAGGTCGGCGTCGCGACGACGGCGTCGGTGAGCTGATGGCGGAGCCTTACCCGGTGCGCGTGTTTCAAGCGCTCATGGCGGTCGGCGCGAGCCTGACCGGCACCCGGCCGGGCTGGGGCGGCCCGTACCTGCCGGCCGCGCTCACCGTCTTCGAGGGCTCGAGGCCGGCGGACGCGAATATCCCCGTTCCGGCGCTCGCCTTCGAGGAGATCGGCGGCGAGTCGAAGATCGAGGGGAGCGTCGGCGGCATGGTCTCCGTGCGGCATCGGATGGAGGTCCGCGTCACCGGCTACGCCGCGGCGACGTCGGGGATCGGCGGCGAGGTCTGGCGCCTCCGCCTCTGGGACGACTTCATGACCGCCTTCTACGCCAGCGACAAGCTCTACACCGGCGGCGTCGAGCTGATCTCGTCGTTCGACGTCGGCCCACGAGAGACGGCGATCCGCGGAGCGGCGCCGCGCTCAGAGTTTGAGCAGCGGCTCACGCTCCACTTCTTCGAGTCAAAGACACTGCAGGCGACGCCATAGGAGGGCGCACTCATGGCTGAGATCACCATCCCGCGGGAGCTGGAAGCACAGATCGTGATGAAGCCGGAGTCTGTCGCCGGCACCGACATCCTGGGCGGCAGCTACACGACCGCCGACATCATCCCGGTCCGCGCCGGGTCCCTGCGCTTCAACCAGGACCCGAACGAGATCCAGAACACGATGACCGCCGGTCGCCTGGGCCGCGCGCCGTCGCTGCTGGGTCCGCTGACCGGCAGCATCAGCTTCTCCATGTACCCGCGCGGGCGCGGCGTCGCCTACGACGACAGCCCGCTCGTCGTGCCGGAGTGGGACCTGCCGGTCCGCGGCTGCCGCACGGCGCGCGTGATCGCGACGGGATCCGGGACGGAGTCGGTGACCTACCAGCCGACGACCTCCGACACCTGCATGACGGTGTATCTCGTCGTGAAGATCCCGGGCGGAAACGCGCTGGCGATCAAGCTGGCCGGCGCGATCGGGACCTCGCGCTGGGCGGGCGTGGCGGGCGGACAGTTCGCCGCCGACTTCACCTTCTACGGTGCGCTGAGCCGCGGGGACGTCGCCTATCAGGCCGGCGTGCTGACGACCACGCCGCAGTATCCGACGCTGAAGAGCGCCGCCTTCCAGATCGGCTCGAGCAACTACGCCCCCTGCATCGCCAATATCGGCTTCGACATGGGCATCGTCCCGGGGATGCAGCGCTGCATCAACGCCGCCGGCGGCGTTGCGGGGCACTTCACCGCCGATCGCCGGCCGCTCTTCGCGATCGACCCGGACGCGGCGCGCGAGGCCGACTCCGGATGGTGGACCGCGCTGAGCACGGGCTCGCCGCTCAAGGACCTGTCCTTCCAGTTCGGGACCACGCAATACAACAGAATCAAGTTCCGGGCGAGCGCGAACGCGACGCCGGGCGCGACGGTCCAGGTCATCGGCCAGGGGCTGAACGCGCGCGACGGCATCATGTCGCTGCCCACGCAGCTTCTGTGCACGCTCGACTCGACCGACGAGGACTGGGCGATCGTCGCCGACTAGATCGCCGACCCGAACACCAACGAGGTCACTTCATGCCGAAGATGCTCACGGTCGAGCTGATCAACCGCTATACGGAGCTCACCCACGTCGCGGAGCGTCTGTCGAAGGACCTGGGCGAGCCCGTGATCATCCGCGCGCGCCGGATCGGGCGCGAGGAGTACCTCTCCGTCGCCCCGCCCAACCCGCCCGGCTCGAGCACCTGGAAGCGCGGGGAGTTCGCGAAGCGCTTTACGGAGTGGTTCGACGCGCTGCCGCGCGAGGCCCGCGAGGCGCGCACGCAGCAGGGTCGCGACGTCCTCTACCGGGTCGTGGCCGCGGCCTCGCTGCCGCCGCTCGTCTGTCCGGTGGCCGACTGTGCCGATCGCCTCTGGGGCCGCCGGCTCCGCAAGGAGGGCGAGGTCCTCGAGGAGGGGCGCCCGGTCGACTCCCTGGCGGAGCACCTCGAGGTGGACCACGGGCAGACGCCAGACGCCGCGGAGAAGGCCGCGCTCCGGGCGAACACCGACGGGCCGACCCCGTTCCTCACGTTCGACCAGGCGCGGCAGCTTGGCACCGACGGCGAAGAGGCCGGCATCGAGATCATGGTCGCGTCGGGGATCTGGCAACGGGCCGCCGACGCGCCGAAGGCGGCCGACGACGCGGCGTCCTCCGACGCGCCCGGCGGTGCCGCGGCGTCGGATGCAGGCTCCGCGGCGCTGAGGGATGCCGCCTGACCGCGACGGCGCGGTCGGGCTGCCTGACTTCCTGATCTCCATCCCGGAGCCAGCGAGCCAGGTCCGCGCGCGGGATCTCCCGACGGGGGCCTTCTTCGCTGGCTTCCCGGATGACCTGCCGCTGACCGACTGCTTCGAGGCGGCGGAGTGGGAGCGGCAGCACGCGATCGTCGTCAACCTCGAGCGCTGGGTGAGCCTCATGCTGACGCGCGCGATCGTCGAGCCCGTCCTCACCCTCGAGGTCGTGCAGCGCCTGGGCCCGTCCCGGGACGTCCTCGCGCGCGCCTACCTCGAGACCATCGGCTGGGTGCCGCCCAGCCCCGACAGCCCTGACATGCCTCCGGTCGTCGAGGCGCCGGCCCGGCGCAAGCGCTACCCGCCGCTCGAGCTGACCTGGCGGACCGCGACGCCGGGCAAGAACCTGCACGGGATCCTCAAGCAGCTCGCCACGCGCACGCGCCGCCTGCCGACGGAGCTGTGGGCCCTGCCGATCTCCGCCTGGCTGTTCACGCTCAAGTGCTTCTCCGATCCGAAGGATCCGGTCGGCCTGCCGGATGACGACCTCATGCGCCTGATCGGCATGGAAGTCTGACGATGGCTGAGAACCGCGTCGACATCGTCGTTGCGGCCGCGACGGAGCAGGCCCAGCGCAACGTCCAGGCGCTGCGCGCCGACCTGGTCGGGCTGCAGCAGGCCGCGGGCAACGTCGCCGCGCCGGTCTCCGCGCTCGCGACGACCTCGACCAACGCCGAAGGCGCGATGGCGAAATGGAACGCCGAAATCGCCGCGATGCGGACCCGCCTGCAGGGGCTGACGCCGGCACTCGGCGAGGTCGGCGTGGCCGCCGAAAGCACGCTGTCGCGGATGACGATGCTCTCCGGCGGCATGTCCGGGATGATCGTCGTCGCCGCCGATCTGGCCGGCGCCATCGGGGGAAAGCTGGTCGAGGCCTACCAGAAGGCGCGGCAGGAGCAGCGCGAGTACCAGCGCGCGATCGAGACCGCCGACCTCAGCAAGCTCACGAAGCAGATCGAGGACCAGACGGAGAAGCTGCGCACGCTCAGCGACGTCAGCCTGCGCTTCCGCAACCAGGGCGGGCCGATGGCGCTGCAGGTCGAGCAGGACGTCGCCGGGCGCCAGCAGGAGATCGGCGGCACCATCGCGCAGCGCCAGCGCGAGCGCGAGCGGATCATCTTCGGCAACGCCTATGCCGCGGCCGAAGGCGATACGAAGCGGATCCTCGACGAGCAGGAGATCGAGCGGCTCCGGCTGCGGCGCGATCAGCAGGGCCTCTTCGACTTCCGCCTGCACGACATCGACGCGCGCTACGCGGAGCAGCAGCGCGAGGCGAACCGCCTGATCGGGGTCGGCCAGCGCGAGGCCGCCGGTCGTCTGCGCGCCGCGGCGGAGGAGGAGCGCCGCGTCGATCTCTTCCGCGTCTTCCGTGCACCGGGCTACGCCCAGGCGGCCGCCGGCTACGACGAGTCGCTCGCCTTCAGCGGCGGCGTGCCGCTTCCGGGCGCGCTCGCCCGACAAGAGACGATCTCCCAGCTCGCGCGGATGCGGACCCCGGAGTATGAGCGGTCGCGGGAAGAGGACCTGCGCCGCGCTCAGGAGGCCGGCGACGAAGCCCAGGCCTTCGCCGGGCCCGCGCTGGGGTCCGCCGGCGATCCCGCGCGCGCGGAGCAATCGCGCCGGATCAACCGCGAGCTGCTGCAGATCGACTTGCAGCGGGCCGACGTCGAGCGCGACCGCCTCGAGGGCCTGGCGCGGATCGAGACCTTCTCCCAGGGCGAAGCCGACCGGATGCAGGACCTGCTCGCCGCGGAGCGGCAGCGCCTCGAGCTCCGCCGCCTGGGGATCGAGATCGACGCCCAGACCGCGATCGCGGAGTCGACCGGCACCCGGCAGGACCAGGAGCGCCTCGAGATCCTCAAGCAGCAGCGCGACGTCACCGCCGAACGCTGGGCCCTCGAGGGCGCCGCCCGGCAGCGCGCGCGCACGGAGCGCGACGACCCGACCGCGGGCGCCCTGCGCGGCCTGCAGGACTTCGAGGAGCAGGCCTCCCGCCAGGGCGAGCGCTTCCGTATGGCGCTCTTCCAGTCGATGTCGAACGTCGGCCAGGGGATCACGGAGCTGATCGTGTCCGGCCTGAGCGGCGACCTCGACCGGATCGGCGACATCGGCAAGCAGATCGGGCAGGCGCTGATGCGCTCGCTGCTGCAGGAGCTGGTCGTGACCCCGCTGGTGTCGACCCTGTCCTCGACCCTTCGGAGCGCGATCAGCAGCGTCTTGGGGGACGGCCGGTCGCCCGTGACGGCGGGCGCGGTCGGCGCCGGCGCCGGCGGCGGGCTGCTGGGCCTGCTGGGGCTCAGCCCGTCGACCGCGAGCGCCGCGGCCGCCGTCGGGACGGCGCCCAACGCGCCGATCGGCTCCATCGTGCAAACGATGGCGGGCCCGGGAGTCGTCACCGCCTCCGGCCAGGTCGTGCTCACCGGCGGCGGCACCGTCGGGCCCGTGGGAGCGGCCGGCGGCGACCTGGTGGCGGCCGCGGCGAGCGGGGCGAGCCCGTTCGGCGGCGCCGTCTCCGCGGTGCCGACGTCCTCCCAGGTTGCGGCGGCCTCGAGCATTAGCCTGAGCAGCGCCCTCGTCGGGGGCGCTGCGGGGGCCCTGGCGGTCGGCCTGACCGCCTACAGCGCGTCGCAGTACGCGACCACGACCCAGGACGTCGCCTTCGCGGGCGTCGGCGGCGCGGTCTCCGGCGCGGCCGCCGGCGCGGCCCTGGGCAACTACTTCGGCGAGAGCGGCTACGGCGCCCTGATCGGCGCGGTCGCCGGCGCGGCGATCTCCGCCGGCGCCGCGGCCTACGGCAAGGCGAAGAACCGGGTCCCGAAGGCCCAGCGCGAGCAGCAGGAGGTCCAGGGCGTCGCCGCCAGCTTCCAGCCCATGTTTGCCGACCTCGACGCGGCCCAGACGCCGGACGAGCTGTACGCGGTGGTCCGGCGCTACACCCACGCGGGCCGGGGCGGGGAGCGCCAGGCGCACGGGGCAGAGGACGCCGGCCTGATCGTCAGCGTGACCTTCGGCGGCCGCACGCGCCGGGTCATCGACGAGGGGGTCACGCCCGACGAGCTCGTCGCGAACGGGGACACCGCGACGGTCAGCATCCAGGCCGGCGTTGCCGCAGAGGCGAAGCAGCCCTACGAGGAGCGACTCGCGAACGCGATCCGCCAGGCGGCCTCGAGGATCCGCACGCTGGGCTCAGAGGTGCGCCTCTTCTTCGAGGAGGCGCTGGGCGGCGGCATCACGAAGACGACCGTCCTGGCGCTCTCGAGGCTGGCGGAGGCCGCGGGGCAAAATATCAACGTCGTGCAGTCGACGCTCGCGGGCCTCGAGCCCGACGTGCGCGCGAAGATCCTCGAGCGGATCGCCCAGCAGGACGTCGACGGGGCGCTCGCCCTCTACGTCGTCGAGTCGGGCCTGCAGGCGAAGGTCAAGGTCGGCGAGTACCGGCGCGCGTCGCTGGCGGGCCCTGGCGGCGCGCCCGGGAGTGACGCCGGCGGCGGCGGCGAGGCCGGCGCGCCCGGTCCCTCCGTCGCGATCGACCCGAATACGGGCGAGTTCATCGACCCGACCACCGGCCAGAAGCTGAGCCCGTCGGAGCTAGACGCGATCCTCAACGATGCGTCGAAGTTCGGCCCGGACGGGATCGCGCGGATCATCCGCGACAGCCTCCTCAACACCTCGCCGGGCGGGGAAGCGGGCCCCGACGGGGCGCCGACCGGGGCCAACTCCGGCATCTCGAGCGTGTCCTTCGACGGCCCCAACATCAACATCACGAACGAGGACAGCTCCGTCATCACGGTCACGCCGTCGGTGCCGAACCCGATCGGCGAGCTCGTGTCGGAAGGGCTGCAGGGGCTGGGCGTGCCCGCGGGCATCGCGAACGCGCTGGGCCTGGCGGCGGAGAGCGCCATCGGTCTCTTCGGCGGCCCGATCGGGTCGCTGATCGGCCTCGCCAACATGGTCGTCGGCCAGATCCGCCAGCAGATCACGCAGAACCCCGGGAAGCGGACGCTCAGCCTCCCAAAGATCACGTTCACGCCGCCGCGCTCCGGCCGCGGTCTCGACGTGGATCCGGAAGATGCCATCAGCGGACTGCAGGACGACGGGCCGCCCGGGACGGCGACGGTGGGCGAGCCCACGATCGCGGACCCGCAAGGCGAGGTGACCGTCGGCGCCATGACGGACGTCACCACCGACGAGGGCGTGTCGGTGGGCGAGGGCACCAGCGGCACCGGCGGCGCACCAGGCGGCGGGCCGGGCGGCGCATCCGGTGGCACGGGCGGGCCCTCCGGTGAGGGCGGCGCGAGCGGCGGGGTCAGCGGCAGCTCCGGCTCGACCGGCGGCGCCGGGGATCCCGACGGCTTCGCGGAGGGCGGCTGGGTGCCCGGCGACCCCAGCAAGGGCGACGTCGTGCCCGCGCTGGTGGCGGCCAGCCGCTACCGCCCTCTGACGCAAGGCGAGTTCAGCACCGGGCCGCGGCCGATCCTGCTCACGGGCGGCGAGCATGTGACCCGGGCCCCGGCCGCGGCCGCGCACGCCGCCGACCTCGAGGAGATCAACCGGGACACGCCCGGACGCTACCCGCGCGCGGCGACGCCGGGCACCCTGGCTGGGCGCCGCTCTGACGACGTCCTGATCGAGGAGGCGATGCGCCTGCGCGCCCTGAGCCATAAGCGGAACCTGAACCTGTACGGCGACAATGACCGCGGCCCGCTGACCGCGGCCTGGGTGCCCTGATGCCGCTGCCGTCCTGGACCGGCCGGTCGACGTTCTTCTACCCGCGCATCGTCTACGGCAGCAGCCCGACCACGATCGACTTCACGAACCCGGCGCACCTTCCGGCGCCGCCGACGGAGCTGGCGGTGCGCGGCGAGAACGTCTCGCTCGCCGGCGCGGGCGAAACCTTGTTCATCCGCGACGAGGTTCGGGTGACGCTGCAGTTCCCCACGCTCTTCAAGTCGGAAGCCGCCGCGCTGCGCACCATGTGGAACAACTGGGGCAAGTACGGGCGGCAGATGGCGCTCACCCTCGATCGCAACAGCACGGCGACCGGCCAGTACGAATATGACGAGTTCAATACCTACTTCAACAAGGCGGTGCTGATCGGGAACCCGTTCGCGATTCAGCGCCGCCTCGAGAGCGACATCGTCTACTCCGTCGAGCTCGTCTTTCGGCAGGACACCGACGAGTCGTGAGATCGGAGACCTCCGCCCACCTGACGGCGCGCAGCGGGCGCAAGACCCGGCCGCGATACTTCTGCCGCTTCTTTCATCTTCCGCGCTACGGCTCCGCGGACGAATACGCCTTCACCGTCGACTTCGCGAGCGGGCCGGTTCAGGCGGAGACGAAGCAGAAGCTGCTCCTCCTCGAGTCGATCGACGGCGCCTTCGCCCAGGTCTTCCCGGAGCAGGGCCGCGCTTCGCAGGGCGCGATCCAGCTCACGCTGACGAACGTCGAGAACCTCGCCCTCTACTACATGGGCGCGCTCCGGGCCTCGCTGGGCGCGGCCATGTCACCGTCGGCGCCAGGTCCGGGGGACGACATCGTCCTGTCGGAGGTCACGGCCAACCTGCCGGCGGGCGGCACGCTCGAGATCACCACCGGCGGCGTGATCGAGCGGATCCGCTACGAAGGCTTCGGCGAGCCCTCCGACACGATCACCGTCGTCGCGCGTGGGGTCGACGGCACGACGGCGGCGTCGCACGCGGAGGGCGACGAGGTCACGAACGGCGAGCAGATCCGGCCCGGCCAGCGGGTGCAGATTTACGCCGGCTATGCCGACATCGACGAGGAGGACTACATGCCCTTCTCGAAGCTCGAGGTGATCGGCCGGCGGCTGCACGAGGACGGCCAGGCCTTCGTCATCGAGTGCGCCGACATCCAGCGCTCACTACGTCGCGAGGCCTTCCTGACCGCGTCGCCGGACGCGCCGATCGAGATCGAGGGCAACCCGTTCAGCCTCATGCTCCTGATGCTGCTGTCGACCGGGACCGGCCTGAACGGGCCCTACGACGATTGGGCGGAGGAGTGGGGCGTCGGGATCCCGGAGAGCTACATCGACGTCACCGGGATCGAGACGGTCTCCGGGCGCGTGGCCGCGCCAAGCTTCCGCTTCAGCATCCGCGCGCCGATTGTCGCGAAGGACTGGATCGAGAAGGAGATCTGTCAACCGCTCAACTGCTACCCCGTCGTGACCCAGGACGGGCGCTACTCGATCAAGCGCTACGGAGGCTTCCGCTAGACCGATGACGGTCGCCGTGCGGGTGCCGCTGTTCACGGACGCGATCTCCGGCGCGGACCAGGCGCCGATCACCGGCTACACCACGCCGGACGGCTACGAGACCTTCGACCGGGTCAGCAACGCCGCCCGGCCCAGCAGCGCGGCGATCGACTGCGTCGCCCTCGCGCCGGGCGACCTGGGCCGCGTCCACTACGCCCAGGTCACCCTCGCGGAGTTCGGGGCGGCCGCCGGCAACTACCCCGGGCTCGCCGTGGGATGGGATGCCGATGCCGGGACCGGCTTCGTCGTCTGGTACGACGTGGGCGCGACGAAGCTTGTCGTCGCCCGCTACGACACGGACGGCTATGACGTGCTCCTCGAGGTCGATGGGGATCGCGTCGAGGGCCAGGTCCTGAGCGTCGAGTGCGAGCACACCGACGACCTGATGACGGTCATCCGGGTCTACGTCGACGGCGCCCTGCTCGCGACGGCGGTCGATCCCGGCGTCCTCCCGACCGGCACGCGCGCGGGCCTCTACGCCTGGGCGGAGACCGACGTCTCGACGATCGGCCTCACGACCCTCGAGTGCGGGCGCCTCGAGTACCGGCTGAGCGAGCTGAGCCCGGACCTCGCCGGGCCCTCCGATCCGGACGATGCGCTGCCGCCGCGGATTGTCTGGGAGCGCGTGCACACCAATACGGAGGAGGGCGTGTCCGGCGTCGCCGTCTGCCGACTCCGGAGCGGCCGCCTGCTGGCGCTGGCCGGGGATGCGGCCACGGGCGGCAAGGTCTACCGCTCGGCTCAGATGGGCCGCATCGACAAGAGCGGCACGTTCTATGTGTCGACCTGGGAGCATG